AGCGTAACCAATCCATGATTTGTTTGTGCGGCAACTGCATTGACTTGCAAGGTCATACGATTAGTTGGCCATGCGCCTGCACCAGTTTGTGGATTTCCTGTTCCTGTACTACCAGCATAACCTGAAGTTTCAATACTTCCGCTACCAATTTGTAAGGCAAGTCCAGCCGTTCCACTTAAAGATACGCCAGCAAACATCACAGTAATGCGCTTCACCCATGATGGGATGCCTGTGAAGTCAACGCTTACACCTGATGTGCTGGCAACAGCAGTGCCAGAGGTAATCCCCAGTACCGCACCATTGTTGATCGTGACGCTTGCTGAACCATCGATTACTGTGCTCATGATTTAACCCTCATATATGATATTTACGCTACCCGCATCGAAAGTATCCGTTCCATTTACGGTGGTGATGCGGACGCGGTCTAAAGTAGCCGAAAGAGCTTTGACACCACTAGCGGTATGTAAATAGTTTGTTGGGTCTAACAAGTTTCCTTGAGATACCCATGTATTAGTAGTCGAGTCCAACAAAGAAATTATGATCGAACCGCTTGTAGCGTTAGCTGCTGCAACAATAACCGTTGAAATTAAACCTGCCGTTGATGTTGCGCTGCTATTGTTTGTAAGCGTTATTGCTCTTGCAGAATACCCTGTAGTTTCAATGCCGCCAGAATCGCCTAACTGAACAAGCCAATTACTCGTTCCATTTGTACTCACACCATTAAACATCACAGTGATCCGCTTCACCCACGCAGGGATGCCTGTGAAATCTTTGCTTGTGCCGCTTGTGGTTGCTTGAGCAGTAGCCTGCACAATCCTCTGCAACTGCGCCCTAGACGCATTGCTGTCAGTCCCAAAGAATTGACCGTTGTATTCAATGTTGCCAGCGGCTGCTGTACCAATCAGCGTGTCAGAAGTTAAAACAAGTATTGACATGGTTATCCTTCGTACAGAATGTTGACAGAGCCAGCATCGAATGTGTCTATGCCGTTGACTGTTGTGATGCGTACTCGGTCAAGAGTTCCACCAAGAGTAATGCTTCCAGCCATTGACCAAACATTTGCGGCATTTGAAGATGCCACAGTTCCTGAAGCCGCCCAAGAATTTGATCCTAAAGATGTTATGGTAAAAGAACCATGCAAAATTGTCCCAGAACCATTTCCATTTGTTATTCCAAATCCTGCCGTAAAAGCAGCCGCCCCGCCGCCAGAAATATATGCAGAACTACTCAAATAACCAGAACTTGTCACGCTTCCAGCACCAATTTGACATTGAAGATTTGAGCTTCCATTTGTACTTACGCCTTGAAACATCACAGTAATGCGCTTAATCCAACTCGGCAACGCTGTGAAATCAATCGCTGTGCCTGATGTAGACGCAACCGCTGTTTCCAATTTATTGACAGCACTTGTCGCAGTGGCGGCTTGAAGCGTCAGCGTGTTTGTACCAGCAACAGCAGGCGCTGATACTGTGATAGCCCCGCTGGTGTCTCCCGAAATAATTACTGAGGACATATTTTTCCTTTAGGTCAAAGCACAACCCACCTTGCACCACTTGGAATGGTGACGGTGATGCCGCTGTTAATGGTTATCGGGCCAACACTGTGTGCATTGTTGGAAGAGCTGAGTGTGTAGTTAGTGGTCACGGTGAGCGTGTTCTCATAGAACACGGTATCAGCACCGCCACCAGTTGCACCACCACCCACTGAAGACCACACAGTGCCGTTGTAGCCTTCAAACTTGTTCAGGCTGGTGTTGTATCGGAGTTGACCGGCTGCTGGTGAACCTGGCCGCTGTGCCGTAGTGCCTGACGCAATCTTGATGGCATCGGTTGCCGAGACAGTGAATGTGCCAGAGACAGATGCTGTGCCTGCCACCGCCAATGTCTTGCCTGCGCCAATGTTCAAGCCAACTGATGTGCCAGTGCCTGCGGCAGCGAAAACGGCATCAACACTATCCAAATCGGTGTTGATCTTTGTGCCCCAAGTGTCTGTTGACGCGCCAACTTCTGGCTTTGTCAGCAATAGATTTGTGGTGGTTGTATCTGCCATCTGTACCCCTTACGCGGCTTCTTGCCAAGTGATTGAATTGTCTGCTAAATCAGACCAGTTTTCTGAGGTGTCTGAAACTGGTGTCCAAGATTCCGAGGAATCAGGCACAACACCCCATCCATATCCAGTCATTGTGCCAACCGATCCAGCCGCGTCAACGCCACTGATCGACACCACGACAGACATACTGAAACCGATTGTGCCAACTTCGCCTGTACCCTCAACGCCTGTGATGTCTTGAAGTGTGAGAACCGCACCGATCACCGTTCCAACAGCACCAGTGGCTGCATTGCCTGTGATGATCGGTGAAACAAATAGCGAGTTGACAGCGCCAGTGGCTGAATTGCCAGTGATGGCCACAGTCCTGTTGATGCCGACTGTGCCTACATTGCCAGTGGCAATCGTGCCATCTTCTTGAATTGATCGGCTGGCCAGCAGCGTGCCAATGGCAAGATTCGCCTGATTGCCACTGATGACAACATTGCCTATGCCATAGACACCAAGTCCATAGTAGCCTGTTCCATAAGCAGCCATGCCGCTGCTCCTCGGTTAAGCCAACCGGATCAGGCCGGTGCTTGCGTCATTGACAGGCATGGTCAGTGTGAATGTTCCTGCCGTCACGGTCTGACTGCCAAAGGTATGCACGCTCACCGCCTTGTCGGACTGACTTGAGTTATAGATCAACACGCAATCAAATGCGGTTGACAAAGTAACTGCGGCATATGTGATGCTGGCACTTGGCGTGACAAAGGCAGTCGTGCCGCTGGTGCTCGGTGCAGTGCCAAATGTGACGGTGACACCACCTGCGGTATAGCCTGAACCCGAAACCTCGCCAGTGGTCGTATATGCGGTTGTAGAGGCATTGATGGTGGCACTGTCCAAGTACAAAGCCGCCTTGAAAGTGTCAGCGGCAGTTGATGCACGCACAACACCTGTGCCGAAATTGTGAATGCCGGTCAGCAAATCACCTTTAAAACTTGTACACATGGATTGAGTATTGGCCACGGTCTTATTCCTTATCCAATTGCTGCCGCAACGCCATCGGCTGCGACACTTTGTTTCAACACAACATGGACTGATCTGTGTACCAGCTCGTCATCCAAACGATATTCAACCCAACTGATGATCTCTTTGTCGTTCTCAATCGAACCAACAGACTTTTGCAACAAGGACTCATCCATGTTGCCTTTGGTGGTGGTGATCATCATCCGAATGTCCTTGCACGCGCCAAGATTGCGCCGCCAGAGGTTGAGCCACGATCATCAGCAATCTGCAACTGCTCCAAACCAGCCGCATATAACGATGACCACACAGTGATTCTCGCATCGTCTTGCAAGTATGGCGCAGCCTGTAAAAGTGCGCCGTACAAATAAACATCAGGCGCTTGTGTCAGCAGCCAGTTTGTAGCAACAGTCGATGACAACTTTGTCAACTTTGCGTAATAGACCAGCTCTGCTGTGTATGCGCCATCAGGTATCGGCAAAAGTCTGAATTGGTTGCCCACCACGCTGAAATACAGTGGCTTTCCGCTGGACAAGTAAGTGGTGTTCGACAATGAATCCATGGCATCAATCGTCTGAAATGTCAGATTGGTCACTGGATTGGTGTTGAGCTTGATGGCCTTGGACTCCAAGAAATCATCAGGCACTGTGCCGTACTCAGCAGCCGCCGCAAAGGATGCAGTGGCACGCACAATCATCTGTCGTGTGCGTAGTTGTCTCTCAATCTGTGCCTCGGCCAGACTGATGAAGTCAGGAATAACTGAAGTCAGATCGGACCGATTAAGCCAATCGGCCAGCGATGTCTTCAATTCTGTGTAGGTGGTCAATGCCATTTAGACTGCCTCTTTTTCGAGCTGTTCTTTCATCACCCAAGTGTGTTCATGTCGGAATTCAAATGTGCCAATGTGTCCGATCTCTTTCGAGACATCATGGTCAATATACACCTTGTAGCCCAGCTCCTGCGCCTTCTTGCAAAAGAACACATCCTCGCCCATGTAGCCGCGAGTCTCATGCTGCCAAGGCATATCGAACCACGGCTCAGTCATTCCCTGAAACACTTCGCGCTTGATTAGCATCACGCCAGTGCCAACTGAGCCGATTTCTTCCAAACCAGTGGACTCAGGCATGGTGTAGACCGGCTGGCGCTTGCCGTTCTCATCGTAATTCTGCGCTGTTGGACCTGTGGGCATTCTGCGTCTGGCGCAGTTTGTAGCCACGATGTCCACATCATGCGCCAGCAATCGGCCAATCATGTCCTGCGGAAAAGTCATGTCGGAGTCAATGAATAGGATATGGCTGCAACCTTCACGCATTGCGTCCAAACACAAATCAGCACGCTGGTTTTGAATTAGCGTGCCTTGCAGTATCTTGAGGCTCACAGCGTCAGTGGTGTTGAGCGTGTGATACGCCACCATATTGACCATGCAATAGGTGTAGTTGGTGTGAACCATGTCACGCGCTGGCGTGCAGACTGCGATGTAGTTCATAGCTGACCTGGCCTCACTCTGAAGAACCTGTTGTCAGGATCGTTTAACCATTTCTTCATGTAAACCGGATCATCTATCTTGCCTTCAGCCTTTAATTGAAAGTAAACCGTCTCAGGAATGCTGGCAACATGATGCCATTCACCCTTCCAGTTTGCTTTGTTGTCTATGGCGGCAAAGTCGCGCTTATTGGCCTCAATGACAGCAGTCAAATCCTGAGTCGTCTGAATCGTTGCCTCATCAGTCTCATCGTTGTAGTGCCAAGTGCGAGTGATCCCCTTGTCGGGGCTTGCATCAAAAAATCGTTTTTCCATGTAAGTAGGGGAGAGTTTCCTCTCCCCTATTCCTCTCAGTTGATTAAGAAGTGATCAAGTCTGCTGCCAAGCCGTGGGCATCCTCTGCCAACACCTTGTGCGCAAATTCGATGAGCAGCATACGCTTCTCAGCGTCACCGGTCTTCGCCAACTCGACTTGCTGATATGGACGCAGAACAGCCATTTTTGCGTACTCAGGATCGAGCACCCACGCATCGCGCTCGCGCTGGAAGCGGTTGGCAATGACTTGCACATTGCCAAAGTCGGACACATAAATGTCCACCGCGCCGATCAATGTCGCTGGCTTTGCACCGCCATCAATGTTGAAACGGCTGGATGCGATACCAGAGAAACCAGACACGCGCTGCTTGTTGACAGGACCGCACATCAGAATCTTTGGAGTGCCGCCAGCAGTCCATACTTTCTGAATCACATTCTTCAAAATGGTTTCAGTGAAAGTACGCACATTGCCGTCAGTGCGAGCACTGTTGGGCAGAGTGGTGTAGCTAGGGTCAACGCCGTTGGTTTGCTTGTCGGTGTTGGTCTTGATGAACGCCTGCAAGCTGGCAGTTGTGCGAGCTGTGGTGGTGTTACCAGCAGCGGCCACTGCACTATTCAACATGGTGAATTCTTGGTCACGCTTCAACTCAGCACCCCTCTTAGCTATTTGGTATGCTAATTCTGAGCGCCTGCCTGCCTTATTTACTACTTCTTCAGTATTTGACAAGATGATGGTCTTGCGAGCGATTTGCGCGTAGTTTTGCAAACGCACAGTCGCGGTCACTGAATCAAACGATGAGACATCATCGCCTTCCAGTTGAGCATTGGCGGCGGCTGCGGAGAGTGAATCGACTTGCCACTCAAAAAGAGTGTTGGTGATGTTCTCGCGGCCAATATTAGAAATGTACGGCGTCTCTTCTGGTGAGATATTAGTTATTACATTTGAAAGATCTTCCCGAATGCCTTTAGCACTATAGGTTGTAAATGTATTCGTTACGATAGACATGATGGATTCCTTATTTCAAGAGTTTGAAGATTGCATCAGCCGCGTCATCGACACGGCCAGTTTTTGCTAGACGCTGTTGTGCTCGCATAGCTTCAGTGTTGTTTGATACTCTTCCTGCTGCACCAGGCTTGGCAGGTCTTGGCCCGTTATTGGTCACTGGCTTGATGTCTTTTCGCTTGGACATCATTTGGTCGTAGAGAGCTGCTTTTCGCAACAACACAACCGCCCTGTGATCAAGAACATTTTTCAGTTCATCAGGTGAGAACCCAGCCTTTTGGCCGAATTGAACAAGCATTGCCTTCTCAGCAGCCGCCTTCTTTGAGTCTTTCCACTCAGGTATGGCGGCCATCAAAGCCTCTTGTTCCTGTTGAAACAACATCTGCTGCTGTTGCAACTGCTCTTGCTGTGACAACTGAGAGAGTCGCTGTTTTTCCGATTGGATCGCCGCGTTCTTCTCTTGGTTTTCACGCATCAACTCGCGCTGCCTTACCCATTCGATGGGGTCATCCTGATAGAGACGATCCCAATCAATGTTCGGCTGCGCTGCCTGCTGAACCTGTGCCTCTAGAGCACCCAACAAATGAGCGTACTGCTCGCGCTCGGCACGCACTGCCTGCAACTCTGCCTCAGCGTGCTTTCGCACTTCGGCAATTTGCTGCGTTTTGCGTGTGTAATCCTGTGTCCTTGAATATCCCTTTTGGAGTTCCTCCAGCGTCACCTCGACTTCTTTACCGTCAACCTTGACGGTGAAGACTTGTGGCTGTTCTTCCTCCTCGGAATTTTCATCTTCTTCGGATTGTTCGGAATCAGTTTCATCGCTGTCCGCGTCTGCATCGGTCAGCAACTCCTCTTCTTCCGCCGCGCCCTCTTCGGGCAACTGCGCCTCTTGGTCTTCCTCTTGTCCCTGTTCGGGGAGCAATCCCTCAAGTGCATTGGCCGCTTCGGCCATATTCATCGGACCTTGTACAACACTCGCCGCTGGCGTTGGTGCTACTGTTTGCATTGGTCTATTTCCTCAATTAAACAAGATTTTTCTGTGCGCGTTCGATAGCACGCTGTGCCACCTTGCCGTTATCAATCAATTTGATCAATTCATTTTTAAAATTCTCAATGGCACGCAACTGCGCCCAGCAGATTTCGCGCTTGGCAACCTCCTCGGGTTTGCTGTTCTCAAACTCCCAGTGCAAGTCGCCACGCATCTTCTCAATCGCAGTCGAGAAAACCTCGTCCTGCATAAACTGCTCGGACTTGCGCCCTTTCCTGACCTGTTCTTCTTCGTTCATTGCGCCATTCCATTGAAGTTAATAGGTGGTGGCGGGACGCTGGCCGCCGTCTGCACAGCCTGCTGCACAATCGCCGCCTCTTGCTTCATCGCCTCTCGGTCAATGTTCTGCATGGCCACGATCTCTGCCGTCCCAATTTGTGTCTGGTACTTTAACTCTAATTCGTACTTCTTGAGCATTAAGTCTTGTGCCAGTTGATCTCTTCGATAATCGTCATCGCGGATCATCTGCTCGCGCTTCAATTCAAGCTCGGCAGCCTTCTTCTGTATGTCTGCTTGGATCGACTGAGCCTGCACCTGCGCCAGCACTTCTTCTGGAGTCGGTTTCGGCGCATCGGCCTGTGGCATCTGGTAGTCAGCAGGCAGTGCTTGGAAATAGCTTGATGCGTCTTTGAAGCCTGACAGCTCGATGATCTTCTGAATTGTGCGGATGTACATGGCTGGTGTCACCACAGGATTGCCCAAGCCAAACTGCTGCATGATCTGCTCTTGCTTGCCAGCAATCATGGTCAGTGCTTGGATGCGGTCATTGGTGTCACCGTTACCCAAGCCAATGTTGACCGTCACATCCATTGATGTGTTCCAAACACGCGGATCAATCTGCACCCACTCATTTCGCAAACGAATCATCCGAGGCTTGTCCTGATGGGTGGTCATCAGATACAAAATGCCCTTGAAGAGCTTCTTCATGCCCTCGGCCAAGAGTCGAGCTTGCAACTCCAAACGGCTTTGGCTGGCGCTCACGGTGGCCGCCACAGCAGCCTTGGTAGTGGACTGCAAAGCGTCAGGGTCTAAACCCATGGCGGCTTTGCTCATGCCGGTACGGTCTTCGCGCATTGCGTCCATGTAGTCCAGCATGGGGAATGCGGCCTGTCCGACAAAGGGTGAGCTGAATGGTTGCACCATGCCTGGCGCTCTCATCCGAATGATTGCACCTGTCTCGTTGTTCAGCACATCGTCAATGTTGACCTGTCCTTCCACCACTGCTGTGCGTGGATGGATTGACTGCGCCAGCGAGTCCAAGGTGTTACGCATGATCTCGGACTTGATCTCCTGAATGTCATGCGTCACATCAAAAATCGACATAGCCTCAAGTGGCGAGGTATGTGGCTCGGGGTCGCAAGGGAAGTCCACAAATGGGATGTAGCTGGCGGGTAAGTTTCGCACCACGGTGTAGCCTGAACCCATGCAGCAAACTTTGCGGAGTTCAGCGATGCCGTCACCGTCATAGTCAACGCGGATATAGGATTCAATGTAGAGCACGCGCCGCTGCATGGGATTCAGACTGTCACCCGCGCCCAAGGTGGTGGAGAGTGGCTGACGCGCCAAATACTCGTCATTGCTGTCCAAGTCGGTGCTGGAGATGTTCTCCTCAATCTCCTCCAGCTCGTAGCCCATCTTGAGCAAATCGTCCACGGTTGCCATCTGACGGTGGGCGATGATGCCTGCATCCTCAAATGATCTCGCTCTGCGATCAAGTATCAATTCTTCAGGTGGCACGGCCATGATGCGGATGCGCCCATCTTTGGTGGTGCGCTTGATCTGCACATCGTGCAACATGGGTGGCGGCATCATCACAGGTTGACCAGTCATTGGATCAACCTGTGGCTGCATCATCTCCATGGGCACAGATGTGTCGGGGTAACTGACAACGATCTTGACCTCTGCACCCTCTTGCATCAGCACCTGCAAGGTCTGGTCATCGAGTCCCGAATACTCGTCAATCTTGACCTCTTCAACCTCGTCCCACCAGTACTTGGCAATGCCGCACTTACGCACCAGCGAGTCTTTGAACAACGCATAGGTGGTCATGAAACCGTTGTTGTCGTTGGCGAAGACATAGTTGGCGTAGTCAGTCGCCTGCTGTGCGCCGGTCACATCTTCCGGCCCACGCGGTACATACTCCACGACATTCTCACTGCTGAAAAACACCTTCATCAGGCTTGGCAACATGGCTGACACTGTGTCGCGCACCTCCATGGCCACGACTTGGCTTCGCCCATCTTCCTCATTGCCAAAAGGATCGCCACGGTAATACTCAGTTCCCTTGGCTCGGATGGGGGAGACATCAGAGTCGATGTAGCTGACAGCGTCCTCCAACTCGCCAGAGACGATGCCCTGCAACTCGGTGTCGTCCATCGGCTCAATGGCCGCGATGTCGGTGCTGATGTTCATGTCGTTGATCATTTCTTGTTCCTTGCAGAAATTGCTTTGGCCTTTGCTCTGGCATCAGCCTTACTTGACGCGCCCCACGCCTTCAGACTCAACAGTAAGCGCGTTGGCTCGCCGTCCTTGTACTCGGGGCCTGGCATATTGCCCATTCTCGCAAGGAATGATGCCCTGCGCGGGTTGTCGCCAGACTTGACAGGCGCTTTCAGATTCATGCCCTCGGCTTTTGCGCTGGCGCGTCCCTTTGCGTTTAGGCCGCCACTCGGATTCTTTCCCTCTTTACGCTGCCACGCTGGTGTCTTCATAGGGCACTTTCTTCAAAATCACATACATAGAATCAACTGCTCGCGGCAGTCGCAGTATTTCATCTTGTGGCAATTCTAGGCTTGCACCGTAATTGCTGAGACTCATTTGCAAATGCGTCAACTCAAACCGACTACCCTTCCAGCCCAAGTACCACGCCCACTCGCAGTAATACACCCACGACTTTTCGTTGAACGCACGCACATGAGTCGGGTCTTGCCACGCGCCGTGACTCAAGTCATAGGGCACATGAATGTGCATCTCGCCGCCTTCACGCAACAAATCCCGACAGTTTGTCATGGCCGTCACCAAGTCCGGTATGTGCTCCAACACATCATTGGCGATGATCTTGTCAAAGCAAAAAGGCTTAATAGTCACCAGCCCAACTGGTGACTGTATGACTTCACCTAGTGACAATTTGCAAATGTCCAGCACCCAATCAGCGCCAACATCAGCGCGAATGTCAGCATTCACGCAGTCAGTCTTGTAGTCCTTGCCCGAACCCAGATTAAGAGTTAAACCATTGCTTGGCATAGTCTGGCCTGTTCTTTAAAAGCCATGGAATGGCAGCCTTGGTCAATGCGTCACCATTCATGCCCACAGTCTGGCTGCCAATGTGGTGCACATATGACCGACTCAGGTAATGGTGAAAGCCTGCTTTTCTCAAATCCTCGCAATGCACATCATCGGAATACCAATTCAGCGGAGGAAACTTGGCCGCGCTCCACGCATCAGCGCCAATCCATGCAAAGATAGGGGATGGGCATTCCAGCGGCACAATTGCGTCTTCATAGGGGTACTTGAAGTAGTGCAACTGCTGCCCAAAGGGATTTGATCGCACATTTTGCACAGGTCTGGCCGCATCACAACGCGCTGAAACCCAGCCCACAGGCTCGCCGGTTTCCTCTTTCAACTGCCGGACATCCTCCATCAGCAGACGGTAGCTGGTAGGTGTCAGCACAATGTCATCGTTGGCGCAGATCACTGACTCAAAGCCATCGGCAAACGCCCTGTCCATGATGTCGTTGTAATCCTCACCGAAATTGTGCGGCGCACCAAAGACCTTCAGGTCAGCGTCAAAGCCGCCAATAATGGACTCTGGACCTCGCAAATACACAGGCACTTCTGGACAATACTCGGCAATGCTTGTGAGCATCACCCGCAAACCTTTGCCAGTGACTGTGCTGATGCATATGGGTGAGATCATTCGGGGTATGGGTAAAGTAAACCAGTTCTATTCGCAAAAGGTGATTCACCTTTTTTCAGTCTTGACTTTGCCCAAGATTCGGCTTTGTTGTAAATATCTTCTGTTGGCTTGCCATCGGATAACAGCAACCCCAACTCTTCTTTGGTCAGCGTTGGAACGATCAATGGATATTCACCAATATCAGACTCAGAAGATATCTCTGTTGACATCCTTCCATCTGTTGTTGGTAATTTACCCAAATAGCCAGAGCCTTTTGGGAATCCGCTTGAATGGCGCAAGCCGCCGGAAGCAAGACCTTCGCCTGCTGAATAGTTTTTTAAACCGACATTTCTACCCATGTCTTGACTCTGAGACAGACCCAAGGTGTTCATCAAATAATTCAGCAATTCTGGATTCATTACTTCGCCTTCGGCTTCTTCTTGGCGGTCTTGGCCGCCAGCTTGAAGTCAGCAGCAGATGGTGCTGCCTTTGATCCCACCTTGTTCATCTTCTCGCCAGAGCCAGCGGCTATGCGTTTTTGCTTGGCGTTGATGTTGGCGTACAAACCAGTCTTACTCTTCATCTTTAACCCCAATCTTGATGGTCAGCAAGGACTCAGTCTCTTCCTCTTCTTCCTCTTCCTTGACGATCCAAGCCGAGCAAGTACGGCTGGCCGCGCACTTGAAATCAAAAATCTGGCAATACCCCAAGTCACCAGCCTCAATCGTGCCCCAAGGATCACCCTCATCGCCAATGCCCTTGGCAATGCAATCGAGCATTCCATCATCTTGGTTGAAAGCCGCGCAGTTACCGCATCGGCTCATCTTCGCGTCTTGAGCGTCAACGCCCCACTCTTTGGCCATCTCCATCCAATACTGCTTGTTGGGCAGATTCGGATTCTCAGGACCGTAGTTCGCAGACGCAATTGCCTTGCCGCGATTCTTCAAGTTCAGCGTGATGTCTTGCGTGGGCATGGGACAACTCTCGCCATCCTCATAACCCTCGTCTTTGTCCATGGCCTGATCCATGGTGCGTTTAAGCGTAGCCATTAACGCATCCCCTTGGTCTTCATGTTCTTCGCTGTACGCGCACCGCGCATGGGCATCTTGGCTTCGGACATCGCAATGGCGATGGCCTGCTTGGGATTCTTGACTACTTTGCCGCCTTTGCCAGAGTGCAATGTGCCTTCCTTGAATTCGCCCATCACCTTGCCGACTTTCTTTTGTGCCTTGGTCATCTTCATGCGTTACTCCTTGAATAAACGAATTATGCAACCCTTGAGAGGTTTCTTTTCAACGGTTGACTCCACTTCGTGCTGGCCTTTGACCCCATCATGCCAATCACAGCATCAGAAGCAAAGGTCAAGCAAAACGCATCAGCCTTGTCAGGCGAGGCCAAACCACGCTTTCTGATCTCATCCTTACCCTCAATCTGAATCTTCCCATTTGAGGTAAACGAATATCTGACGGTCGCCAACTCAGCAATCAGCAGCTCATCCTTTGGCAGACGGCAGTCCCTTTGCTCCAACCACGACTTGGCCTTGTACCAAAGCTCGGCCTTTAAGTTGCGGTAAGTTGTACCCATGGCCGGACTCTCGCTCACATTGATACCGCGAGCCGGTAAATTCAACTCTCTCAAGCGGTCAACCACGCCAGCGCCAAGTCCAATGCTGTCCACAAGTATCTCTGTCGGCCTCTCAGATGGCGGCAATATCTCGTACTCGGCCACCACCGCACCCGTCAACTGCATCAAATCTAGATTCTTCCAAGTCTTAATAGGCTCAGTCACCGCGTTACCGCGGCGCTTGCACAATGCGGAACGGTCCGAGCCAAAGCGTGCCACATCCAAACCCCAGACCAAACTGGCATAGGGACTCGCCTCAACATCGCGATTCATCGCCAAATCCAGCAATTCCATAGGAATGACGGTATCTTCGTCAGACTTCGGAAACTCACCCAGCACGCGAATCCGGTAGGCATTGGAATCCTCACCGTAACGCGCCTTCATCTCCTCGATGTACGCCTCACTGACGCGGGGCGAGTCAGCGCATGACACCTTCATCGTCACCCAATCCCCCGCCAAACGGTTATGGGTGTCGTAGAAAAAGCCGCTGGAGCGCACCGGATTACCAAGTAACAGCGTCACAGCGTTGTGGCCGGACATACTTCCGCTGGCCGCCTCAAACACCTTCTCAGGTATACCGGATGCCTCATCCCCCACCAGCATCACATGATCACTGTGCACCCCCTGCAAGGCTTCGGGCTGCTCTGCTCTGGATGTTCTGGCCGAGATGAACGCTTCCTCATTCGCGCCAATCACCTCAATACGGTCTTGCTTCACATCCAATTGCTCGGCCAGCATTGGCGGCAGCACCTTCACCCAACGCTTGACCTCGGCAAATAAGGCATCGTAGAGCTGTGAGCTGGTCGGTGCTGTCACCACCACCTTGACCGGAAATCTTAGGAACAGATACCAAATCATCGCCCAGCTGGCTGCGGTGGACTTGCCAACGCCGTGTCCTGATCGCACAGAGATGCGGCGGTTGCCTTGCGCGATGCTGTTCAAGAATTCCACCTGCCACTGGTCAGGCTCAGTGTTGAGAACCTCGCGCACAAACAGCACAGGGTTGTGCTTGTAGAGCTTGACGAATTCGACAAAAGGGTTATTCGCCACCAAATCATTGGAAATTTTTTTCGGGGCGGCCTGCTTCGCGGCGGTGGGGGTAGGGGGGTGGGTCATCGGGTTATGGGATTCGGTAGGTGTTTGGCTGCGTCATCAGCCGCCCCCGCCGCAAACGCGCAAGGGGGGGGCATCGCGCCGCGCCAGGCGCAGGCCGCGCCCACTTTACAGCGAAAAGATATCCACAGGGGTATGCATCGCTAAGTCGTTGATTCATATACTTTCTTACAGATTGCTGACAATATCCATTTAACACGATGTCCATTATGTTAAGTCAAATGTGGATAACTGGCCCTGATTTGCTCAATCAGTAAGCAGATTTGCGTTATCCACAGGCCAGTGTGTTCAATCATCGCGTTTTTCTGTGGATAAGTCCTCGAGCACCTCGGTATGGCGCAATGCCGCCATGCGTAGGTCTTGGACATTGATGTTGATTTGCGCGGCTTTTTGTAAGCCGTAAGTCTTCTGATCCCACCGTTCAGCCAGCCACTGGCGCGTTCGGATGCGCTGGACATCGCGCTGCGCGTGATCGACATCCA